GACGTGTTTCAGGGTGTAGATGGTGGTCTCTCCGAAGCGCTTGCGCTTCTCGAGATAGCCGGCCCCCTCGAGCGCCTGGATGGCCTGCGAAATGCGAGAATTGCCCCAGCCCAGATCCTGCCCGATGCGGTGATAGCCGGGCCAGGCCTCGCCTCGCTTGCGGTTGGTACGGTAGCGAAGATAGACGAACAGGGTGAGGGCGTCGGTGCCAATCTCCGCAGCCCGCTCGACCAGCGTCTCGGGCACGGTCACGAAGAAACCGAGGTCATCTTTCAGGGTCATCGGTGGCCTTTGCTCCGGAACATGAGGCGCAGTAGTCGGATCGGCCCTGGGCGTCATTCACGCAGAGCTTCCCATCCGGCAGGACGCCCAGGCAGAGCGGCTTCAAGGTCTTGCCTGACCCGGCGTAGCGTTTGAGCTCCACCAGGTGGGGGTCCATCCACGCTGGGGCGGTTTGCTTGCCGGCATCGGGAAGGCTAGAGGGGCCGATCGTTATCTGTTTCGGCATGGGCGCAGAGCGGCAGCTTGCAGATCAGCCACAGCATCAGAAGGATGGTGAACCCGAAGATCATCGCAGGAACTCCTCAAAGGACTTCTGTTTCAGCTGAGGCCAGATCGGTTCCAAATACTCCCGACTGGCGTTTGTCGCCGGATACTTCTGCTCATAGGCCACCTTGGCCACCGCCCGCCGATTCGCCGCCTTGCCCCGGCCGAGCAGGTCATTGGCCCGCCCGCAGACCGCATTCAGCGGGATCCCGGTCAGCTTGGCGATCTGCTGGCGAGAGAGCGGCACAGCCGAGTCGAACAGGCAGGCCAGGATCCTGTTGCGCTGGCTCGAGGCGCTCCCAGAGATCACGCTCTCCCGATACCCAGTGAGCGACGTATAGCTCGGCATCAGGGCAACCTCGGAGCAGCCCGCTGCTCCGGATCATAGGACCCATTGCGGATCTGTCCCAAGAGCTCGGCCTGGGCCTCGGATGCCCTCAGCGCCGCCTGGGCGATGGTGATCGTCTCGGCCAGCATCAGCCGCATGCGCGCATTCACCGCCAGAACATCCTCCAATCCGTTACGCAGGGAGTACGGCACGCCTCGGGGCCGGCCGGCTGACATGGCACACCTCGTGCAGGTCTGTGACAGAACACCAAAGGCACGCTACCTTGTAGTTAGAGGGCGCCGGTCAGCGGCCGGCGCCCTCTCCCAAGGAGGAAGGGACAATGAGCCCTGCCTCATCGCCCCTCGAGAGAGCGCGAGCGCCCTCAGGGAACCGTTCGAGTGGAGGGTTTAACTCGATGGTTACCCCAGGCTCCCGCAGGGCGGTTCACGCCCTCTCGAGGGAGGACAAGCACATGCTCAGCAGGAGGCTTCAGGCGTTTCTGGAAGAGAAGCGGGCGATCTGGTCGCCGGAGACGGAGGAGAAGTACCGCCGCAATCTGACCGAGGCGGCCGCTTGGCTTCTCGCCCGGGGGATCCGGGACCCGGTGGACGTCACCGCCGCGGATCTACGCCAGTGGCTGGAGGGTCATCCGAGCTGGGGCCCTTCGACTCGCCACGTCGCGCTGACCGCGCTGCGGTCTTTCTTCGGCTGGGCCGTGGGTCCGGCCCGCTCGCCGGCGCACCAGGTTCCGCTGCCCCGCCGGCCGATGCGCCCTCAGCGGACGCTCTCGATCCACCAGGCCGGGGCGCTGCTCTCCTCGATCGACAGCTCGAGGCGGAAAGGCATCCGGGACCTGGCGCTGGTCTCGCTGCTCCTGGACACCGGCCTGAGATCCTCCGAGATCTGCCGGCTGGAGCTCGAACATGTGGAGATCGAGCGTAGGAGTTTCCAGGCACTGACCAAGGGCCGGCGGTGGGAGCGGGGCGTGTTCAGCCGCTACACCCAGGCGATCCTGGAGCGCTGGCTGGCGGTCCGGCCGCAGGTTGCAGCGTCCGGCGAGGGAGCTTTTTTCGTTTCCGTGGGAGGGCTCACGCCCGGGAGGACGCTCACCCGCCACGGGCTGCAGCTCATCCTGCGGACCCTGGGGAGGGAGGCCGGTATCGGCCCGATCTCACCCCATGACTTCCGGAGAACCTTCGCCACGCTCGCGCTGCGGTCCGGTGCACCGACCCGCATCGTGCAGGTGGCCGGCCGCTGGCGCTCGCTCGCGATGGTGGAGCGCTACACCCAGGCGATCCAGCCCGAAGACCTGGACGGCCACTTCCCAGTGGCTGTCCTCATGGGGCTTGGTCCCGGATGAGGAGGCTGGGGGTTCGAAACCCCTCAGGCACCCCTGATTACGATCCTGCTGTTTTTAAGGTTCGGGCTAGAGCAGGAGGACGATGGCGCTGCATCCCTGCACTAGCAGCACAAAGACCGTGAGGCCGACCAGCGTGCCGAGCTTGCCGGAGATCCGGCGCAGCAGCAGCTCTTGAACCAGCTGCACGGCGAACGTCCGGGTGGCCGGATCGGCCGACTGATCGCTCACGATGCGCAGGAGTTCTTTCTCGGATGACATAACTTTCCTCCCCGGTTGATTTGGCATCTCCAGCCCCCGGGGCTGTGGTGCACCCGCCCGACTGCTTCGCGGCACAGGGCGGAAGTGAGCAAGCTCTCGTGCTTCTTTGGGCGGGGGCTTGTTCGTTATCCCCTAGCTGCCCTCCGGCGTGACCCCTTCGATGACCTCCTCGAGCGGCAGATTGAAAGCCTTGGCAATCTTAACTGCCGTATCGAGAGAGACCATTCCCGAGGGGTCTGTCTTCGCCAGACGATGCACAGTAGGGTAGGACAATCCGGAGCGACGCATCAGCTCAGAGATGGTCCAACCTCGTGCATGGAGCAGCTCTGGGACGCGAAGTCGAACCGCGCCCTGAGCCATCGCCTGACCTCCGAGAACCATGCCGGCAGTATAAGTCTGCTTACTAAGCTTGTCAAGCGGCTATCGAAAGCCACTTGACAATATAGCAAGCGGCTTTATAATGGCGACGCCGATCGTCCATGCGAAATAGCAGTCGTCACCCCGATGAGCTCCAAGTACCGGCCGATCCGAATGGCCACCATCTGATCACGCGGATGAACGCCCTGGTGCTGCTGGGCAGGTTGGATGTCGTCGAGGTGGACCGCGTGGTCCGCGACGGGGACTGGAAGCGGGCCCGACGCCTCATTCGGTCGGTGAGAGACATCCGGGCAGTGCGCTCGCCCGTAGATGGGACCCTGTCAGCGGGTGTCAATCTAGGCCCTGTCGAACCTGATCCACTGAACACCTGAAATGACCCAGGCGACCCCTAAACGGACGAAATCCGGGCCACCCAAGATTTTGGCTGACTTGCTAAAGGCTCAGCGCCTGGAGCCTGGTCGGGCCGCTTGGCGCGAGCTCGGGCGGGTCGTGGGGACCCTGAGCCGGGGCCGGCCTTACACGTGGCGGTATGTGCTCTCGGTACATTCCGGCACACTGCCGATGAGCCCACAGTTCCGGGCCGGGGTCCAGCGGTCCCTCGCTGTAATGGATGGATCGTCGCCGATCCTGTTACGCTCAGTCGAGATAAGCGCTTTCGCGCTGGATCGGGCGGTCGCCGGATCGCTGATCATGCAGTCGCCGGCAACCTGCAAGTGTGGCGTCCGGTTCGTCCCCAACGTGCCCTGGCGAAAGAACTGCCCCGGATGCAGCCCGCCCAGGAAGGAGATTTCCAATGGATTTCGTTCCTGACACTGATCAGGGGCCGACAATCGACGTTCCCTATTATGGGGAGGCTCGAGCGGAAGATGGATGGCAAGGCCAGGGGACCACTCGATCCTTTGATGCGCTGAAGTCCGAGATTACCCAGGCGATGAGCCGGTTAGGTGGAGTCGTTCACGGCTTCCAGCGAGGGACGTACATGCTCGGCAAGCTTGAGCGAGCCGGGGTTCAAGTCCATTACTCTGTCGAAGGACCAGACGGGAAAATGATCTATGGTCGTCTCGACGTCGCCGCTCTTCCAGTCCAGAAGCCAGCCCAACGGATCAACTGGAAGGAGACCATGAGGCGGCGCATGGAGGCTTCTCTTAGCATGGCTCTCTACAATGTCGCCCAGGCATTGAAGGCTCAGTGGGTCTTGAAGCAGCTCAATCCGTCGTACATGCCGCTGATGCCCTGGCTCTTCGGGAAGGGCGACAAGACTCTGAGCGAGATTTACCTCGATCGAGGCTATCTGAAAGCCCTGATGCCTCCGAAAGCTGGGGACTTCATTGAAGGGGATTTCAAGGACAAAACAAAATGACCCTCGAGAAAATTCCATTGCCCCAGATCCATCCCAGCCCCTGGCAAACCCGCACCGAAGAAGAGCCCGAGACCGTCCAGCGGCTGGCCGACTCCATCGCCGCCGAAGGGATGCTGCAGCTTCCGATCGGGAGGCCACTTCCAGGCAACACGGACGACGTGCAGCTCGCCTTCGGCCACAGCCGTCTGGCGGCGCACCACCTCCTCGGTCGGGAGGACATGATGGTCGAGGTCCGCGAGCTCACCGACCGCCAGATGGCGGAGCTCGCCATCCGGGAAAACCGGGACCGCTCGGACTTATCCCCGATCGAGGAGGCGCGGGCCATGTTCGCCTACCAGCGGGATTTCGGGGCCACGACAGACGAGGTCGGCGCACTGTGGGGCCTGGAGGCCTCGACCATCCGCTCCAAGCTGCGTCTCCTGAGACTGCCCGAGGCGGTGCAGGCCCATGTCCATGCCGGCCGCCTTCCGGAGCGAACGGCCCGTCAGATCGCGCCGGTTGCCCGGATCGATGCCGGCCAAGCCGCGGAGCTCGCTGACGTCCTGGCCGCTTCGGACAACCTGGATCCGGAGGACGTTTCCCAAGAGATCCGCTCCCGCATGGATAAGCTTTCCCGCAAGATCGCTGAGCCCTGGGACGACGGCCGGGCCGGCCGGGGCTGGTGGAAGCTGGACCAGGCCTTCGCGCCCGGCGCCGAGGTCAGGAAGGAGGACCTGGCGGAGGCGCTTGCGGATCTCTTCGAAGGCGATCGGAAGCAAGCCGGGGCGGCCGGCGAGGGCGTGCTCGCCTGGCTGGAGGCGCCGGAGGGCGTGGGGCTGGCCAGCCGCATCCCGGAGGAGGCCGTCGAGCGGGTGAAGCATTTGCTGAGCCCGCCGGCCTGCACGGCCTGCCCCTTCCACGCCGAGGTGGGTGGCATGCACTACTGCAGCTTCGACCCCTGCTGGACGGTGAAGAAGCGGGCCTGGATCGCCCAGGACCTGGCCCGGGTGCAGCGCAAGAAGGCGCTCAAGGGCATCGCCCGCTATGATCGGAAGGCCGACGGGCCCAAGGCGGCGGGCGACTATTACAACGACACGCTTCGCACGAAGATCCGCAAGGCGCTCGGGGCCCGCCAGCTCACGGACCTGCGCCTGGCCGTCTCGAGCAGCCCCGGCTACACCGAACACGATCACACGGGCTCACCGTTCGTCCAGGTGGTCCTCGTCGGCAAGGGGGCGGTCCAGGCCAAGAAGCGACGGGAGGCGCCGTATGACTGGGAGAAGGAGAACGAGGTGCGGCGCCGCCGGGAGGCCGAGATCGAGCGGGTGCAGCAGGCGGCGGCCCCGCACTTCGCCGCGCTCTTCGCCGGCTTCAAGGACTGGACCCTGGTCGAGCGCCTCCTGCGGCTGCTCGCCCGGGACGAAGGGGCGCCCGGACGGCGGACGGTGCTCTTCTCGGACGACAATCCTCGCGCCCAGAAGGCCACCCGCCTGGCGGCCGCCCGACGCTACCTGGGTCGGGCGTGGGTGGAGCTGTACAGCCCGTGGGGTCTGAGGGATAAGGGCGGCAAGGCCCTGGTCAAGCACCTGCAGGGTGTCGCGAGGACGTCCGGGGTCCGGCTGCCCAAGGGATGGGCCGATCAGGCTCTGACCGTGGCCGCGGACACGCCGGAGGAGGCGAGAGAATGAGCGAAACGTGGAAACGCGGCACAGGGAACGACTGCCACAAGATTTGGGATTCAGCCGGGCGTTTGGTCGCCACGGTAGAAAGTCCGAATGATGGGGCCGCAATCGTAAGGGCTGTCAATGGAGGCTCTGCCCCTGAAGCTGAGCTGCGGGCCAAGCTGTTGGCGATGGAGCGGTTCAGACCCATCCTGGCAGAGCGTGACCGGCAAGATGCGAGGTGGGGACCAGCCCGGTCTCTGCCGAAAGATCGAACGCCGGAGCATTGGCTTGCAATCCTACTCGAAGAAGTGGGTGAGCTATCTGAGGCAGTGGTCGAGGAAGCGGCGATTCATGACGGAAGCTGGCGACGGGCAATTCAAGATGAGCTAATCCACACCGCGGCTGTTGCTGTTTCGTGGCTGGAGTGGATAGCCGCCCAAGAGGAGTAGGAATGACCTACACATTTGTCTATCTGGACGTCAGTCGGGCCGCGTTCGAAGAGGTCTACTCCAAGTTGAAGGACGCAGACTACGGGCATGCGTTTGTCTACGATGCCGAGTCAAGAACGATCGCCATTGATATGTATGGGATCGCGCTCCGCTGCGTGGAACCGATCGCCGCCCCCCAAGAGGGGACAAAATGAGCGACGAGATTACCGTGCGAGCAAGCCTCGTTTGGGCTGTGGCCTGCGCTCCTCGAGGAACGAAGAGAATAGAGCTCGAGGCCGCGGCGAATGCAAAGGTTCCCACCGGGCTGGATCACGGATGGAAAGTCAGCCGGCGGCGCGAGCTCGACAGCGGGGACTCTCATCCCGCCACCTGCCTCGAGGACCCGGCCCGCCAGCACTGGCTGTTGACGTGCTGACCATGACTCTCCTCCCCTTCCCCCTCCGCCTCAAGTGGATCCGCTTCAAGTCCTGGCTGCGGGCGATCCTCCCTCCGGATCAGAGGAGGTAGAATCTGGACGCACAAACCAGGAGCACACTATGACCGATCGAACAATCCGGGGGCCCGACGATTTCTCCGTCCCGCTGGTCGGCGAATCCCACTACGAGAAGAACCTCACTGCAATCCTGGCCAAGGAGCCCAAGGGATATGTGGACGCGCAGCTCGTTCTTGAGGACAGCAACCCTCACGATGCCCAGGCTGTCCGTGTGGACGTAGATGGCCGCACCGTGGGCTATCTCTCCCGTGCGCATGCCGAGCAGTACAGGCGGAGCCTGGCGGCCGCCGGCACTGAGCAGGGTGATCGCGTGTCCTGCAGGGCTCGGATTATGGGCCGAGAACGGATCGGCGTCTGGATCGATCTGCCGGTTCAAATCGGCCGGCTCGGTTTCCAGCCCCCCTAATCCGGCTCCACCCGCACGATCCCCCCGTGCGCCCCGGCGCCGGTCCCGGTCGAGACCCACTTCCACTTCCACTCCCCCGCCCCCTCGGTCACGATGTGATCGGCGTGGTAGGTGCCCACCGAGTCCTTGATCAGCTCCGGACTGGTCGGGTAGGTGTAGACAATCTGCGGGCCCACCGGCGGCCGCAGCCGCAGCGACAGACTCGTCGGATCGATCAAGGTGCCGGCGAAGTTCTTGATGGTCACCGAAAACCGGATGCTGCTCTCGAGCACGAAATGGCTCATGGTCCTCTCCTCTCAACTCGCCCCGGATTGGGGCTCTCCATCCAACGTCACGGCGGGCGCCTCGGATCCGTCGATTTGAACCGCCGGGGCGGCTGAATCATCCAGCACCACGGCCCGAGCCGCGACGCCTGGCAGCGAAACGGCATGGGCAACTGAATCATCCAGCACGATAGCCGGCGCGATCGTGCTCTCCAGATGTGCGGGCAGGACGGGTTGGACCAGGATAAAGGTAACCTGACCGAAATCCGAGGCAGGGATGCGCACCGGGATCCGATCTGGGTAGGAGGCCAGGAAGGACAGGATCGGTACGGAGGGCGGGGCCGGGACGAAGGGGATGAAGAAGGCAGATTCTGCCGGAGATCGCCAGGCAGGCTGCAGAGCAGATGGAACTTCCGGCTCCCAGGAGAGCGGCGGTATAGGGAAGTTCGGCAGCCCCAACGCGCCAAACCACGCCTGCTGCTCAACCGTCGGATAGGTCGGCCTCCCAATCTTGTCTGGGTAAACGACGGTGATGGGGTTGACCGGCGCGGGCGGTGACGGCGTGAACGTTGACCAGAACAGCTCCTGCTGAGCCGCAATCGGCTGTCGGCCGTCAATCCGAACTGGATATTCAGGTTCCCACCCGAGCGGCGGGATGGGCAGATTGGGGAGTCCTGCGGTCCAGAACTCGGCCTGCTGATCGGCGGTCGGATACTTGGGCCGTACAAGCCGCGCCGGATACTCCGGCTCCCACGACAGGGGCGGGATAGGAAGGTTCCCAAGGCCAGGGACCCAAAATTCCGCCTGCTGCTCCGCAGTCGGGACCGTCGGACGGTCGAGCCTGTCTGGGTATTCAGGTCCCCAAGACAGAGCAGGGACGGGGCCAGCCGGGGTACTCGGGTCATAGAAGAACGGGTGATAGGTAACAACCGCTTCCCGGGCGTCGATTCGGTGGGGATAGCTGGGGCTCCAAGAAAGCGGCGGTACGGGGAACTGGCCCAGCGCGAATACGAAAGCCAGGAACGGCAGGGCTGCCGTCTGGACTTTCTTCGCCGGCCCACCTGAATCTGGAAATTCCGGTGACCAGGAAAGATCTGGGAATGGGGCGGCCGCCGGCGGGCGGATCGGCTCTACGAACTGCTGATACTGTCGGGGGCGCGGCACTTACGAGGCGCTGCCGGGGACTGGGCCGTAGGGGATCATAGCCGGAGACATCATGTCAACGATCACTGGGTGACTGCCCTGCCAGGAAAGCTCTGGGAAGGCCGCTACCGCGAATACCCGCTGCACCCGCTCAGGATTGATTGCCGCTTTATAGACCCGCTTCGGGTCCTCCACGAAGGTCGTGCCAGTATAAGTGCCATCGAATGAGTTGTCGGTATAGTCGTTGGCGATGGTCGGTGTCCCGGCATCCCATAGGATCCACTGCAGCTCCATGAATTCGTCTTGGGGCAAGTAGAGCCGATCGCGGTTCTCTACAATCTGCAAACGTTGATTGGCGGTCCAGGCTGCCGCGTTCTTGATCCAGGCCCGGACATAGGCGATGTCTCCATCCCAGAAATTCCCCGGCGTGGCGTTGCTATTCGAGCCAGCCCGGAAGGGCCGAGAATTGGCGAGACTGCCCATGACTGTTGAATTAGTCGGGCCACTTACAGTCGCATTTGTATAAAGATAGATGTCATCGTTGGCGGCGGAAATGGCACTCATCAAGCCTGTGAACGCATACCAAGTGCCGGCCACCATCGCTGCAGCGCTTGCTTGTTGAACTCCATCCGTCCCGTCCGCTACGGCGAACTTCATAATCTCGTCGGAGATAAAAGCAAGTTGATAGCCCGCGTTGGCATTGGAATTCACAGCGTTCTTCTTGCCAGCCACGGCTCTCGCGACAGTTGAAACCGCATCGAGCTTTATCAAGGCCTGCAAGGCTACGCTGTCCGTATCGTCGCAGTCCAGCACGGCGTCATCCGATACGCGGTCGACCTTGTCATCCACCGCATCGAAGTTCCGGCCGCCGCCCGCGATGGGGTGGGGCAGGTCGAGCCGGTAACCCCGGTCGATCAGATCCGATAGTGTGTCCCGGCCCCGCTGGGTCCAACCCCATTGTCGCAGCCACTTCTTGCGATCCCGGCGCATCTTGAGATGGGCGTCCTCCTCAAGCTCAGGCGTCCATCCAATGGACGGCACCAGCAGGGTCCGGCCGCCGATCTGCTTGCGGAATAATTTCATGTAGTGGTGAATTCCAAAACTGCCCACAGCAACTGGGCCGCCGCGGCGAAGGTGTCGCCCGCGTCGGCCCCGATCCGTTGCACCCGCAGGTAGAGCAAACTATTGGCTGCCCAGCCGGTTGTGGTCAAGACCTGGGTGTCGATGTTGACGATGTTGGCGGTGGCCGCCCCGTTGGCGAAGTTGGCCGCGTCCGTGTTGGCAAAGGCCGCGTCGGAGGCTTCGAGGTTGGCCCGCTCCAGGTTCTGGAAGGACCAGCGAACCGCGTTGGTCGTGGCGGAGTTGCCCCGCCAGGAGAAGCGCAGGGTGCCACCAGAAGCCCAATCGCCAGGGATCGCCAGCAGGAAGTCGAAGTTCTCGGTGACTCCGTCCGCGAACTCAATGACCGGCTTGTCCTGGTTGGTGTCATCGGCCCGCTTCCACAGCGCCGGGCTGTCGGAAGGGGCGACACCCGCATTGGGCGAAATGAAGATGTAGCCGGTGGTCATTAGGCTTTCACCGTGTCAACGTACAGCGCCTCAAGGTCCTCGGAGCAGTGATAGGACTTTTCGAGGTCAGGATGCGGGCATAGGTGACGTGCCACCCGGCTGGCGGCTTTCACCAACGGGCGGGCATCCACTTCAGTCACGAATTGACTCATCCAATCCACGGCATCGGCTTCCCGGTTGAATTCAGCGTCAGCCACACAGGTCCAGGCGCTCTCTTCCTCGCTGACTTCAAGATCGGCCCGCTTGACGTCTTTGAGCAGCAGGTTGGCCTCCATCGTCGTTCGCAGGCCATCCGCGGTCAACTCAGTCTCGCACAAGGCCTCGGCCGTCACGCGCCAGATCGCCATTCGTCCATCGCTTTCCAGAGGCCGGCTCTGCGCTCGGCCCGCTCGAGCTTTTTCTCAAAGGGATCACAGCGACCCCGGTCGGCGCAGGATCCGCAGACATTCCTCATGCACACCCGGCAGAAGCCGCCCGGGTCACGACTGACGAAGACCACCCGAGAGCAGTGGGCGCAGGTGATCGTGTCCCATTCCTGAGGTGGGCCCTCAGGATCCGTGACGACCGCATAGCCCTGCGCCCGCAGGACCGTTGACCGCTTCCCCGGCCTGACCGCCAGGACAGGCGAGCGCATGATGGCCTAGTATTCTAGGACGTGCGCCAGCGCCGTGATGGCCACCAATGCGCCCGCGGTCGGCGTTGCGATGCCGAACCCGTTCGACGCCGTGGCCGGAGCAATCAATTCCCCGCCCGGAGCCGCCACCCAACGGAACGTCGCCCGCTGGTTCAGCGGGATCGCGAGCTTGATCGCTGTGGCACCTCCCGCGCCGTTGGTCGTCGGGGCCTGGTTGGCCACCAGCGTCGAGGCCAAGGTGTCACTCGCATCCAACGTCGTTTGGGCCGGAGTCGTTCCGCCCGTGGCCGTGCCCGTCCGGTTGAGGACGTGCCAGAGGAAGGCAAAGTCCCCCGGCGTGGCCTCCGATCCGACGATCAGCTCATAGAGAGCAAACCGCCGCATCGAGGCCGCGGCCGCCAGCACCGAGCCCACATCCAAGGTCGCAGAAGCCGTCCGCTGCATCTGAATTCCGAAGCGTGCCATCTCATTCTCTCCCGATCCCGTCAGGGATCTCTATCCCAGGGCCCAAAAGCGGGCAGTGTGATCTATCTAGAATCCGGGCAGGACGACCTGCCCCTCTTCGACGGCGCCACCGTAGCGGATCAGGTCCTCGGCCGGGCGCTCGGTGCGGCTCAGCTCGTGGTAGTAGCCGAGGGGGGGAGCTCGCCCAGCGTCTCGAGCGGCAGGCGCGGGACGCTGGGCGCATCCATCCTCTACCCTCTACGATCCCGTCAAGCTCACCGGCTGCTTCGTGAAGTACCGAAGGGCCAGATTGATCAAAAACACCGCCGGGAGCACGAACTGCCCGAGATCAGCGGGCAGCTCTCCGGTGTAGCCAAACTGACCCGCCACGGCCGCCACGAAGGCCAGCAGGTTGAACCAGAGGGTCTTGCTCGTCCAGATCGCCTTGGGTTTGCTCATGGACCTCACCTCCTTTCATTAAAAGGATTGCTCGATTCAGCAGCTCCACCCCACGCGCTCACCGCCCGCCCCCCGCTCCGGTCCCGAGCACAGCTCTCAGGATCTCCACCGCGAAGGCGATCACGGCCGAGACTCCGCCGGCGATCGTGCCCGCAGTCCGCTTCGACATGACCTGGCCTTTGAGCTCGTCGAGTTCCTTGCTGTCGGCCTTGCCCGCGAGGGATGCGGTGTTCTCGTCGATCTTCCGGACGATGTGGCTGAAGCGCTCGCTGCCGACCGCGAGCCGTGTTTCCACCGACGTCACAAAGAGTTGCTGGCTGTCCGCCAGCGCTTTGACCGAGATGTTGATCGCGGTCAGGCCCGCCTCGATGTTGCCCAGACGGTTCTGCACGACCGCCATCACGGCCTTGAAGTCGCTGTCGGTCAACTCGTTCATGTCTCCGTCACCGTGAGCTCGATCCGTCCCGCCGGCACCCGGAGCTCGACCGGCACCTTGTCCGCCGGCGGCGGGGGTGGGGGCGCTTCGTCCGCCCAAGCGAAATTCTTGATCGCCAGCTGCTGGTCAGCGTTGGCCTGTGGCAGGTCCCAGACGCTCACGCCCTCGCAGCCCAAGGCGACCGCGCGCTCGAAGAACCGCTTCAATTGCGCCCCGGTTGCGGTCCAAGGACCCGCCGCAACATAGGTCGGAGCGACCGGATAGAACGGCAGCGGGCGGATGGTGTCATACTGAGCCTTGCTGCGCTCGAGCTGGATGGCCCCGCCCTCTTCGCGGCTGTCGCCGACGAAGTAGACCTGCGGTGCCCAGCCCTCCTGATAGATGGAGAACGCGCCCATCGGGAAGTTAGGCTGGTAGGTGCTCGGGAAGCGATAGCTGCAGAGCAAATGCCGCACAGTGGGGGCGATGCCCTCGAAGCCGAGCATGTAGGCTTCCGCCACGGGTTCCATCCCGGCGCGGTTGTACTCAGCCTCCGCATCGATCAGGAATTCGGAGAGCCCGTGGCGCAGGCATAGCCGCCCGGCGAGCTCGCCCTCCAGCCGGGCGATTTCTACGGACTTGCTGAAGATGCCGGCCAGGGTGCGCCCCCCATAGGTCCAGCCCCAACCCGTCACGCCGACACCGGCCGATCTCAGCGCGGCGACGGCTGTCGGCAGCAGGTCGGCATTCTGGTTCGCCAGGCTGCCCTCCCATCGCTCTGAGCGGCCGTCCACAATCTTGATGCTGACATGGGACAGGCCGAGCTCCTTCGCGTGCTCTGCCTGCTGCTGCGGATCTCCGCCCTTCCATTGGCGGAGCCGCCAGACCATCCCGCCTTTGCCTTTGGCCATCTAGCCTCCGCTCAAATCTCTCCGCTCAGAATGCTGTTTAGCTCCGGGTCGTAGAAGTCGATCTTGGCCCCCGACTTCTTGATGGTGGCCGGCGGCGGGTCCTCAATCTGGGCCTGGACCTTCTGTCTCGCCGAATAGCTTGCCAGGGTGGAGCCCTTCTTCGTCGTCGGGGCCGGAGCCGCCAGGTTGTTCACCGCGTACTCGACCGAGTAGAGCCCGTCGATCAGCGCCCCCAGACCGGCCATCTCAGCCGCTCCTCGACAGACGCCGGAAGAGATTCTCGAGCAACCCCTCACGGGCGGTTACGATGTCGACCTTGTCTCCGCGGCTGGTCAGGCTTTCGATGTAATAGGCCCGAGGGTCCGAGATCAGCGACTGCGGCCTGGCGCTCGTCAGAAAGAGCGGCCCGTCGGCGTACAGCCACTGGTCGGCCTGGATCTGCTCGACCGGAACCTCCCGGCCCAGCACATCATGGACGATCGGCCGTCCTGCGTCCCGGCTGATGTAGGTGTTGTGCAGATATTTGACCAGCCGGGTCCTCGGAACCAGGGCAACCTGCTCGAAAGCGATGTACCAGATGAACGCCTGGGCTGGGTCCGCGTCGTCCATGACGAAAGTGAAGCCATCGGAATCGAGTGACACCAGATCCATCCGGCCATCGACAGTGAGGTCCGCAGAACTAGGTCCGAAATTGGTGTAGATCTCGGTCGTGTTATAGGAGGTCTTGTGGTTCGCGGCGCCTAGAGCATTCGGATGGGAACTGGCCAGAGCAGCCCGCTCCGTAGGCCCGGTCGCTGCGCCCACCGACCATTCCCAGAGGACTCCCGGAGTGTCCTGGGCGTTTTTCGCGTTGCAGTGAGAGATGAACATCACCCCCTGGGGCCCAAAGCCCAACCCCGTCTCGGCGGTGTTGCTCGTGCCCGTCTGCGAGAGGATGTCGCCCAGCGCCCAGTTTCCACCCTTGACCGCCAGCCAGAACACCTTGCGGGATCCCGCCCGCTCCAGCCAATTGACCGTGAAGCCATCTGAATCGAGGCTGGTCCGAGAGGCCCGGCCATTGAGCGCTGTCCCGTCTCCATCCGTTCCGAGGGCGATGCACTCAGCGTCATAGAGATAGTTGGCATGGACACTGCCCCCGGTGTTGTCATCATCGAACACTGCCGTTGAGTATTGATGGGTGGCCGTCATGGCACCAAATGACAGCTTTGCGTTGCTGGCAAACGTGGGTAATGCCGCGGCGCTGCTGATGGAGGCGAAGAAGACGGCATCGGGTTGAAAGCCGAGTCCGCTCGTCGCCTGGTTGCCCGTGGCCGCCGGCTCGGTGAGCGTACCCATGATTACGTTGGTTATCCCTTTGAACGCCATATAGCCGATCTTGAAATCAAGGCTGAACTGGTTGTCGGTAACCAGTGTGAAACCATCGGAGTCCATCGAGACCAAGTCGAGCAGCCCGTCCACGCTGCCCAGGAGGGCAGAGGTGACGGCTATACACGCATCGTCATACTGCACTCGATTGGAGAGGTAGGGATCTTGAGCATTGCGGATGGCAGCGCCGACCGCTCGCCGGGCCGAGGCCGAAGTTGCCCACCCAATGCCTGGACCGTTATCCGACGCCCCCTCGGTCGAGAAGTGAAGCCCGCTCCAGAAAAAGAGCACGAGATCCGGGGTGAAGCCGAGGCCCGAGACCACGACGTTGTTTCCTGCCGCAGCGGTTGACGTACCGAACGAGCCCACCTTCACGGTCATGGTTATAGAGCGACCTCCGCCGGCGCCGCTTCCCGCAGGATGAGCTTCCGGCCGACCGGCTCCGTGGCCGATCTCCCCACCATGTAGAGCAGCCAGCGATTGAAGTTGGTGTCGCCCAGCCGGACCAGATCGAAGAGGATGTCGAACGCCTTCCGATCCGCGTCGTACTCCCGGGTGACGCTGGTCGTGTTGGTTTCACGGTCCTGGGAGGCGACGAACTGCCCCACCGCGTCCACGATGGTCTTGACCTGGCTGGTCAGCGATTGGGTGCCCGTTGGAGAGGTGGAGTTGTGGATCCGCCAGCCGAGGGTGTGGATATAGCCGCGGCAGAAGATCTCGAGAGAGAGTCGATCTCCCTTCGCCCCGCCGATCCGGGCCTCGGGGCGCGGAAATGCCTTGAGGTCGATGAAGGTCTGCACGGCCTGGTTGGCCGTTGCTAACCCGATGATCTCGCCTCCCGAGAGGATCAGCTCCTTGATCCCAAAACGGGTCTGGCTCTCGGCGCTGGTCTTGGTCGTCGTCCGCTCCACCACCCCATCGGCGTTGGTGTCCGCCCGCATCCACATCTGGTTAGCCATGTTCTCCAGCGAGATCGAGAACTGGTCGGGAGGAAGGTTGAACGTCACCTCGTCGATGTAGCCTTCGAAGTCCTGCAGCAGACCCTGGCCCCAGGCCTCCACGTGCCGACCCAGGCCGTTCTGGAACAGCTCCTTCAACACGTTCTCGCGAGAAAAGACCCGGAAGCTGATCCCCCAGAAGCCCCCCTCGGCTCGCTCGGCCGGCCGGTACTCGTCAAACGTAGCATCCATGAACCCCGGGCCGTCCGCGAGCGGGGAGAGATTCATCAGGTAACGCTCATGGAGCGTGACCGGATTGTGCTTGACGAAGATCGAACCGATGCTCACGGGATGTGTGGCTTTCCGTCGAAGACCGCCGCGATCGCCGCGGACCGGAAATCGCGCTGGTCTCGATCGACGCCCCGGATGAACTCCTTGATCCGCCGCTCAATCTCGGCCTCGATGGCCGTGTCTGTGAGCGTGCCCGGAAAGTGGAGACCGAAGGACCCGACCGGGATGAATTCGTCGGGGGTGGCAGTCTCCGATCGGAGCACGGTGACGTCGACCGCGACGTCGCCACCATTCTTGCCCGCCGAGGCAGCCGGACGGGCGATGGTCTTGAAGTTCGGCATCAGACATCGGCTCCCCGCAGGACCGCCCAGCGCCGGACAATGTAGAGCTTGATCCCGATGCCCACCCCGAGGTTCCCGGCCAGGGGCTGGCCGCCCCAGCTCCCGCCCAGGGCGTAGTGCAGCAGCACTAAGTAGAGCCGGTGGGAGCTCCCGAGGTTGGCGAGTTCGATGGGGCGATTCATCCGCGCCCACTCCTCGGCGATCTTCCCCATGCCGGAGGCCGGCCAGGAGGACTGCTTGATCGTCCGGTTGGCGATGACTCCGCCGTCGATGTCCAGCGCGTTGCCTCCGCGGAGTGCACTGGCCCCGCTCACCACGTCGCTAACGGGATCATCCACTCCGACCGAACCCTCGTCCACCGGGAGCAGGATCAGGTCATAAATCCGGAGGGTGGCTGCACCGCTCACTCGCTGGGCGTGGATCTCGAAGAGCAGATCGATACTGGAGGTGATGTCTCCCGGGAACACCCGGCTGAAGGGAAGGCTGATCAGCCCCAGCGTGATGATCTCCGGGCCCTTGTCGGCGCCCCGGGTCTTTTCGGCTACCGTGTCGGACTTCGGGTTGGTCGCTGCACTCCCGCCGATCAGGGTCCGCAGGCGCACCTTCACGTCCCCGGCCGCGCCGCCGATCTGCTGGAGGCGGACCATCGCCAAATATTCGCCAACGTATGGCTCGAGCTTGCTGGTTCCGGTCAACCGCACCCGGTTGACCATCGTCACGTCGGTGGCGAAGGTGATCCGGGCCCGGAAGCCCCCGGGACTCTGGGTGTCGGCGAACGAATCGGTGTCGGTCCCGTAGGTCGCTGCCCAACCCGAAGGCATCTGGGCATTGCCCGCGTTGAGATGCGAGACGAAGTTGG